ATTATCGATGAGGCAGATAACACAACAAACGACGTACAACTCCTACTACGGGCGTTTATTGAGGAGTTTCATGGCAACTGCAGATTTATCTTCACCTGCAACTTCAAAAACAAAATCCTCGAACCCCTCCATTCCCGTTGTGCCGTCATTGAATTTTCAATTGGAGGAAAGCAAAAACCTGTCATTGCCGCAGCCTTCTTCAAGCGAATCCAAGAAATCTTGGATACAGAAGGTATTGAATATGATAACAAGGTCCTGGTAGAACTTATCAATAAGCACTTCCCTGACTGGCGTCGTGTTCTGAACGAGTGTCAACGATACTCAACTAGTGGAAAGATTGATTCTGCTATTCTTGCTACTTTTTCTGATGTATCTGTAAATGACCTCATCAAAAACCTCAAGCAAAAGAACTTCACTGAAGTCCGTAAGTGGGTTGTTAATAATCTGGATAATGATTCTGGGGTATTGCTTCGTCGCATTTACGATGCTCTTCTTACATCCCTGGAAAACAATAGCATTCCTGCTGCTGTGCTTATTGTTGCTAAGTATCAGTATCAGATTGCCTTCGTTGCTGACCAAGAAATTAACTTCTTGGCGGCACTAACTGAACTAATGTGTGAGTGTGAATTCAAATGAACGTAAAACTATTTCGTATTATTACTGGCGAAGAAGTCATCGCAGAAGTTCTTTCTGAAGATGATACTACTGTGACTGTTCAGAATGGTCTAGTTGTTCTTCCAACAGGTCAAAGTGTTGGTTTCGCCCCTTGGTCTCCTGTTGTTGATGAAGACAACCGTGAACTTGCTGTAACTAGAAATCATATTGTTTATATTGGAGAAGTTTCCTCCAGTATCAAGAAAAAGTATAATGAAATTTACGGTAGTAAATTAATTACCCCCGAAGACAAAAAACTCATTCTCTAATTATGAAAACACCTAGACAAAAGAAATCCAGAACGTACTATTACTTCTGGGCATTTATGGCACTTACAGTATTCTTTGGACAAATTTATGTCGGATATGGATACCGTCTCATGCATGGAAGTATGCTAGATTTGATGGACAAAGTTGATGGAGTGCTTCTCCACAAAACTGATGAAAGACCTGATTACTTATGAAGTCTTATAAAACTCCTCTTCGTTATCCTGGCGGCAAGTCTCGTGCTTGCATCAAACTAGAACAATATCTTCCAGACCTTCGTGATTATAAGGAGTATCGTGAACCCTTCATTGGTGGTGGCAGTGTTGCCATTCATATTACCAAGAAGTATCCACTTCTTGATATTTGGGTAAACGATTTATATGAACCTCTGTATAACTTCTGGTGTATTCTTCGCGATGAACCACAAGATTTGTGTGAAGTTCTGAAGGAATATAAGTCTAAACACTCAACACCAGAACTTGCAAAGGAATTGTTCCTTCAGATGAAAACTGAGGTGTGTGATAAAGAGAACCCACACCTACAGAGGGCAGCAGCGTTTTATGTTGTGAACAAATGTAGTTTCTCTGGACTTACTGAATCATCTTCTTTTAGTAAACAAGCATCCAATTCAAACTTCTCTATGAGGGGTATTGAGAAACTGCCTGGATATGGAAATATTATTAGAGATTGGAAGATTACCAATCTTCGATATCAAGAACTTCTTACTGACGATAGAAACACCTTTACCTATCTTGACCCACCATATGAGATTGGTTCCAACTTGTATGGTAATCGTGGAAGTATGCATAAAGGATTCGATCACGATGGTTTTGCTGTAGTCTGCGATCGTTTTATTGGACCTCAACTTATATCCTACAATGCATCTCAACTTATTCGAGATAGATTTGGTGGATGGGGTGTAGGTGAGTTTGACCTTACATATACGATGAGGTCAGTTGGTGAATATATGCGTGAGCAGAAAGAACGTAAAGAACTTGTACTTTTTAATTATGGAACTGAAGGATTGGTTGAATTCAATTAATTTTACAAAAGAAGATCTAAGTGAAAATATTAGCTCTTACCCTCCATTCATCGTTAATCGTTGTTTGTCTGGTCACATTGATTGTATCCTTTTTGCAAACGAGATGAACATGCATCATCATATCTCTAAGGATATGCAATATTTGTTTTATCTAAATAGTTTGAGGAAAAAGAAGAGATTCTCTCCCTGGCTCCGAAAAGATAAAGTCAAAGATTTAGAATGCATTAAGCAATACTATGGATATAGTAATGAAAAGGCATCTCAAGCTTTGAAGATTCTTACCAAAGAACAATTAGATTTTATTAAACAACGACTTGACACTGGTGGAACTAAATGACTACACAAACAATTGAACCTCGGGTAAATTGGACACCCAATATGATGATAGAGGTGACTCTTAACGAACCCGATGACTTCCTGAAGGTGCGCGAGACTTTGACTCGAATTGGAGTTGCGTCGAGAAAAGAGAAGAAACTCTATCAATCTTGCCATATCCTGCATAAGCAGGGACGATATTACATTGTTCACTTTAAGGAACTGTTTGCCTTGGATGGTAAACATGCTAATCTGACAGTGAATGATGTTCAACGTCGTAATCGTATCGTAAGACTTCTTGCAGACTGGGGTCTTATTGGTATTGTAAATGAAGAAGCAGTGCTTGATATTGCACCACTAAATCAGATTAAAGTTCTTGCATATAAGGACAAGTCAGAATGGGTATTGGAGCAGAAGTACAACATTGGTAAGAAAGGAAAGACCCAGGAAACCGAATAAATAATTCTGCGATCTTTCGTGCGGTCGCTTCAAAAGTCGGAAACCCCTATAAGATGGTGTGGTTGTTACTACACCATCTTTTTTCGTATCGTGTATAATTAGTAGTGGATGCCGAACGGGTCCACACAATCAAATCTCGCTCAAGAAGGAGAAGTAAAATGGGAAACCTCATGAAGTATAATGCTGCGAACTTAAATCAGTTCCTAGATCTTATAAATAGGAATAGTATTGGTATGGGAGATTACTTCGATCGTCTTACGACGCTGCCTGAGACGCAAAGTAATTATCCTCCGTACAACCTGGTTCAGGTCAATACCGAAGAATTTAGACTTGAACTTGCACTCGCAGGATTTAAAAAGAAAGAAATCAATGTTTTTACCCAAGAGGGCAGACTCTTTGTTGAAGGTAACAAAGAAGAGCCAACAGCAGAAAAAGATTACCTCCACAGAGGAGTGGCTGCACGATCTTTCACCAGATCTTGGTCCCTCTCAGATGAAACGGAAGTTGGATCAGTTGTATTTGAGGATGGGTTACTGACAGTAACATTGCAAAAGATTGTTCCAGAGCATCATAAGCGTAAAGATTATCTCTAAATAATACTGAATATCGTCGTCGCAGACGGAGGGGTAACTGGCCAAATCCAGTTGCAACCCCTCTTTTTTTATGGTATATTAAATAGGAGGTATGAAAAAATTATGACAGTACAACTTGCGCTACTGAAGTCTGGAGAAGAGGTCATAGCGGACATGAAAGAAATGGTTATTCCTGATGGAGATGACCACCGTGTGATTGGGTATATTTTTAGCAGACCTTGTACGGTAAGACTTGAGAACAAAGATAATCTTTCCGATTTGCAGGGAAATAAATCTTATGAGATTGGATTGTCTCCTTGGATACCCTTGTCCGCATCACAAGACGTTCGTGTGACCACAGAGTGGGTTATAACTTTGGTAGATCCAGTAGAAAAATTAAAAACACTATACATGAAAGGAGTTTGGAACGATGGAAAAACAAGTGAAACTGCTGGTGCTACAGAACAATCAAATCATAGTGACGGAGATTGAAGAAGTTGGTTCTGAAATGGGAGAACCTGACTGTAAACTGACAGAACCTTTTCTTGTCAATGAAGACAAAACCCTTTCTCCTTGGTTAGTTGAACACACTAGTCAAAATGTTTATATGATACATTCTGACAAAATTCTAACTATTTGTGATCCCAAACCAACACTACTAGAAAAATATCAAGACCTGACTAAGTAATGCGTTTCTACACTAATGTGCAAATGATCGGGAACCAGTTTCTCGTTCGTGGTTATGATAATGGACAGCATGTAATGTTCAGGGAAGAATATTCTCCAACTCTCTTTGTTCCCTCAAAGAAAAAAACAAACCACAAAACTCTTGAGGGCGATTTTGTAGAACCAGTCAAACCTGGTCTTGTCAGAGATTGTAAAGAGTTTATCAATAAGTATCAGGATGTCGATGGATTTAGTATTTACGGAAATGAGCGATTTACATATCAATATATTTCCGATAAGTATCCAGAGACAGAAATTAAGTTCGATACTTCTAAGATTAAACTAGTTACTCTTGACATTGAGGTTGCTGCTGAGAATGGATTCCCAGACACCGAATCTTGTTCTGAAGAAATCCTGACAATTACAATTCAGGATTATAACACCAAGAAGATTATTACTTGGGGTGTAAAACCTTTTAATAATACTCAATCAAATGTAACCTATCATGAGTGTACTTCAGAGCATCATCTGCTCTCTAGTTTCATGAGTTTCTGGACAAATGACTACCCAGAAGTCATTACTGGGTGGAACATTCAGTTCTATGATATTCCTTACATTTGCGGAAGACTTGGTAAAGTCTTGGGGGAAAAGCAGCGTAGAATGTTCTCTCCTTGGGGTATGGTGACATATCGTGAGATGTTTGTTCACGGAAGAAAGCAGATTTTCTATGAAGTGAATGGAATTTCGCAACTTGATTACCTTGATTTGTACAAAAAGTTTACCTATAAGGCACAGGAATCTTATCGTCTTGACCACATTGCAAGTGTAGAGTTGGGTCAGAAGAAGTTGGACCACTCTGAGTTTGATACATTCAAAGACTTCTACACTCAAAACTGGCAGAAGTTTGTAGAATACAACATCATTGACGTGGAACTTGTTGACCGATTGGAAGACAAGATGAAACTGATTGAATTGGCAATCACGATGGCATATGACGCCAAAGTGAACTACAATGATGTGTTTTATCAGGTAAGAATGTGGGATAATATTATCTACAACTATCTGAAGAAGAGAAATATTGTTATTCCTCCAAAAGAAAAGTCTGATAAGAGTGAAAAGTATGCTGGTGCTTATGTAAAAGAACCAAAACCTGGTGTTTATGATTGGGTTGTGAGTTTTGACTTGAACTCTCTGTACCCTCACCTAATCATGCAATACAATATTTCACCAGAAACCTTGATGGAAGATAGGCATCCTAACGTTTCTGTGAATAAAATTCTTAACGAGGATACTAATTTTGAGATGCATAAAGACTATGCAGTCTGCGCCAATGGTGCAATGTATCGCAAAGATGTGAGGGGTATTCTTCCTGAACTTATGGAGAAAATGTATGGAGATCGTGTCATCTTTAAGAAAAAGATGCTTGCCGCCAAACAAGAGTATGAGAAGACGCCTACTAAAACACTTGAAAAAGAAATCGCTAGATGCAACAACATTCAAATGGCGAAGAAGATTTCTCTTAACTCTGCTTATGGTGCTATTGGTAATCA